CCATCATCAAATATAATGACTAATATAGAGTTACATTTACTAAGTATATCAAACTTATCCCTATTTATAATTGTAGTTGGATATTTATCGGATTTAAATCTTCTCCTTTTAACTTCAATTATATAATCTATATTATTCCAAGTAAATGTTCCATCATATCTGGAATAATCGTCTTTACATCATTCTATTTCTATATTATATTTATCTTTAAATAGATTCTTTATAAAGACTAAGCTTCTTATATCTGTTTTCATTATCTTACATTATGAATTTTTAAGGTTACATCACAATACTGTTCATATAATTCAGATACTTCTGAACTTCCAGGATTATGCCACATTACAGAGTCTAATTTATGCTGGAGTTCTGCCTGTTCTAATCTAAGCTCAAATGTTTTAGTTTGGTAGTCTCCATAAGCATTATATACTCTAATACCAGCTATTCCCATTAAAATAATCGTTGCAATAATTGCATATTTAAATATATTTTTCATAATTTATAAAGTTTAATTGTTAATATTATGTCTTTTATTGTAATACAAAGATAATACATTTTTATCCAATCTCCAAATTTTTTAACAACTTTTTCAAAAAAAATTTAAAATTTTTCATAAAAATATTTGGAGATTTAAAAATAATGTTGTATATTTGTACTATGAAAGTAAGAGATAATAAATAAAAAATTTATTAAAAATAATTGCAAAAATATTTGGAAATTGAAATTTTATGTATTATCTTTGTACTATCAAACTAAAACTACTTCCATATTGAAAATTGAGCTGGGATTAATTCCCAGTTTAATTTTAACCTTTACTGTAACTTTTTTACTAATATTTTGTAGTAAGATAAATAAAAAAAGTTACATATAAAATTTATTAACTTATTAAAAATTACTATTATGAAAACTTATTTAAATAATTTAATCAATGAATTACCTACTAACTGCTTATTTGACAAAGGTAAAGTAGGATGTGGTGGAACTTCAATGGCTTTAGAGTGTGATAAGCCTTATGTTATATGTGTTCCATTTGTAAGTTTAGTTGAGAATAAACTTGCTCAATATCCTAATGAAAGACGTAAAGAGCCTATTTTTGGAGTTTATCAAGGTGTTACTAAGACAGATATTGAAGCTTATATATCTTCAGTTAAATGCCCTAAAATCATTGTTACTTATAATTCTCTTTATAAAGTAATAGAAGCAGTAAATCCTAAAGATTATAGCCTATTAATTGATGAATATCATATACTATTTAATCAATATAGTCTTAGAAGAGATGCAATTAAAGATGTATTAAAGACATATAGCTTATTTAAAGAATATACATTTATGACTGCTACTCCCTTAGAAGATGAATTTGTTTTAGATGAATTGTCTAAATTGCCATTAGTAAGACAAGAATGGGATGATGTTATTGAGACTAAAGTTCAGACTGTTAAATGCAAGAATGTAGAAGCTTCCACAATTAAGCTTATAAATGGATTTTTAAGTGGAAATGTTGAAGGTAATGCTTATATATTTGTTAACTCTGTTGACTTTATAAAGAATCTTATTTTAAAGGCTAAACTTACAGCAGATAACACAAGAGTAGTATATTCTAAGAATAATAGAACTAAACTGCCAATTCAGAATTCTTCAGTAAATGATGAACCTAAGAAGATTAATTTATTGACTTCTACTGTATTTGAAGGTTCTGATATTTATGATGAAAATGGAAGAATTATTGTAGTTAGTGATTCCTCTAAAGCTCAGACTCTTTTAGATATATCTACTTCAATTCAACAGATTGCTGGTAGAATTAGAAATAGTAAATATTTAAATTGGATTACTCATCTTTATTCAGCCACAAGATATGCAGAGATAGATTATGATACATTTAAAAATAATACATTAAAGAATATTGAAGAAACAAAGATTGCAGTTGAATCATACAATCAGCTTCCAGAAGTAGCTCGTAAGAAGATTACAGACTTTACAAGTGACACATATATTCAAATTAATGAGGATTATACCTTTGAATTTGACCCAAATATGGCTAAAGTAGATATATTCAATTTTAAGGTTGCAAGAGGTTTATACTCTGTAAGAGTTAATCTTACTAATGAATATCTAAAGAATGGCTTTATAAAGGTTGCTGAATGTGAAGATAAATCTATTAAGATAGACCTTGAAGCTCCTAGTAAGTCATTTCAGGAGCTTATTAAAGATGTAAGAGCTGAATGGGAAACTAAATTTAAAGTTGGAACTCCTATATTAAATGAAGCTCTAATTAAATATCCTTGGTTAAATGATGCAATTAATAAACTGGGATTTGAAAGAATGGCAACTTTGGGTTATTGCATTAAAGATATTAAAGAGGAACTTGTTAAAATATCAGATAAAAATATGCCAAATAAGGTTGCCAAATTACTTACAAGAGATATTCAGAATGGTATGTTCTACAATTTAGCTTTATTAAAGAATAGGATTGCTGATGTATATAAGACTTTAGGTATAAAGAAAACTGCAAAGGCAACAGATATTGAACACTATTTTGAAGTTAGAAAATCAACTAAAACTGAAAAGGATGTTAGAAGCAAAGGATACATTATTATTAGACCAAGATTCATATTTAAATAGAATTGCGGATATTAAAGAAACTCTTAAAAAGTCAGAAGATACTATTAAAGAGTTTGATAAGTGAATGAATGAATTTAAAGAGAATTCTAAGAAATTAGGAGATATTATAGATAGAGTATTAGCACAAAGAGATTTTACATTTATTTCAAAATTTGATTAATTATGGATGATTTTTTATTTAAAAAGCTTAAAGAACTAGAATATAGAATAGTTCAATTAGAAAACCAAAACAAAGGGTTAGTTTGGGAAGAAGTAGAAGAAAAACCAGAGATTCCTAACGCAACATATATTGACTAATATGAAGTACTTTACATATAAATTATGCTTAAATGGAATAAATTACGTTTATGTAATTCCTGAAAATAGTAAATTCTTAGTAGATTTACAAACTGGAGAATTAATACCTAAAGATGAGAAATTATTTGAGATAATGGAATAAACAAAAAGGAGGGTTATTTGCCCTCCTTTTCTTTTTTATTAAACCTCTGATAATTACTTACTGCCGAATGTATAGCTTTATGACATACTGAACATAATGTTATCAAATCTTCCAAATGGTCTTGCTCCTCATATAAATTATCATACCTCTTATGATGTACCGATAATGACCTGTTTCCGCCTTCCTCAACGCACCAATTACAAGTTTGGCAGTGGTAGTTATCTCGCAACAAAACTTGCTCTCTAATCACCTTAAATTCCTTTGAGCGGATATATCTCTGGTACTTTAAATATTCTTCACTTCTTACTTTCCTCTTAGTCTTATGAAGCAATTTACTTGATTTGGAATCCATAATTATATAATAGTAAATTTCTGTCGTCTTTGCATCCCGTCTTTATTCTTTAATCCCAAGTGTATTCAACTTGCTATACCATTCTTAGGCTTTTCATATATCAACTGGTCTCAATTTAATTCTTCGATAGCTTCAGCAATCCAACTTTGGAATACTTTCATATTACCATTAATTGGAGATATATCTGCTGCATACCCTGTTAAATGAGCAGAAGTTGAAGATCCTCCTACTGCTTTATTAAGCTCCTTATTTCTAAAACCAGAGGAAATCCTGATGCCTGCGTTACCAAGCTGATTGTCATCACAATACTTTGCCCATCTCTCTCTTATTGGGTCTAAAAGCTTCTCGACCAACTCTATCAGGTGCTCTGTTATACTCTCATCTGGAGTGTTATCTATATGCTTAATTGAAGCAGTATCAGATCTTGTTAATTCTTCGAGTGTGAAATACTTCATTATTTAAGTATATCTTTAATCATAACATATCTATAAAATAGATGTGAAGCCACACCTATTACAAGTAATACTACAGTAATCCAAAAAGGAATTACTTTGATTAGTAAACATATCAGCAGAATAATAACTACTGCAATTACATATTTTAACCAATATTTCATATTATATTTTATTTAAAATTATACTTATCTGTATTCCAGCTCTTCTTAGATGTACTCAAGTATCATAAGGCATAGGTGTATCACAGAATGATAAACCTAAAATGCCAATATCTTTATCCTCAGTCTTTAAATAAAATACTGCTATTTCATTCACTCTGTTGGATTTAAATGCATAATATAATCTTGGATCATCTGCTTCTAAACTATCTATATTACCAAACCATCCATCATTCTTAGAAAACTCTATAATTGAAGTATAGTCAGATAACAGGAAGTCTTTATAATGGCTACTTACAGATCTTATTCCTGGTTTTACTTCCTCTGCATTCATTACTCCATAAGTAAATGGAAGTCCTCCTAATCCAGTAGTTCCATTATGATATTCAATAACCCAAGCTCTATCAGCATTGGTACTTTGAAGCAATTCTTTAAGCTTATATTTAATCTTCAAAGTTGCTTCATTTCTTGCAATAGTTTTAGAATTGTGAGTTTGTTCAATATAGGTTACAACCTTATTATAAACAATAGAGGGATTAAGTGTAATAACCATTACATAGGATATAAATATTAATCCAATCCCTGCTTTAAATATCTTTAGTAATCCATATTTATCTACTCATTCTAATACCTTTCCAAACCAGTTTAATTTATTTTCCATTACATATCATCAGTACAAGTACCCAGTGTGTTGTCAACTTGGAAATCAGCTCTAACAAACACTCCGCAGGTAATATCTTTGAACTTTTGATAGAATGGAGTATAAATTAAAGGATAAGCTATTTCAACTTCTGGATATAGGTTATTAAAACGATTAATTATATTTTGCAGTGCAAGCATACCTGCTGACTGTTCCTCCAATTGGTTGTTATCAGTCTCATCCCATCTTGATACGAAGTATAGGTTTAAAGAGTAAGTAATAGTATCTTCATCTACACTAAAAGTATTAGGTGTTATATAGAACACATTATACTCAATAGTTGGTAAGCTATTTAACTCATAAATGTCTTTACTTCCTACAAAATTGATGTTTGGCTCTTCTAATGCACAAGCTTTTAAATTGCTAATTATCTCATAGTAGGTCATAATTACTTACTCTTTTTATTATTACTTGAAGGGAAATCATAAGCTCTTTGAAGAGGTCCCTCTCCAGGTTTAATGCTCCATCCTTTACCTCTTGCTCCACCAAGCCAAATATTGCAAGATGAGCTAGAATAAAGATTGGGAAACATATCCTTTAATGGCTTATATGTATAAAGCTCAGGGAATTCATTATAATATGTAATTATAAAGTCCTGTAAACGAGTCTTAAAGAAATCCGCCTTATCTCTATAATACTTCTTAATTTGATTTACTTGACTTGCTTCAGCAGCAATATCCTTCTCATCATCAGTTCTCATAACTCCAAAATTACCAAGCTTATAAGATATAGGAATTACTATCTCGCTAAGTACTTGATAAAGTAAATAAGGCTGAACATAATAGTCTAATAGCTCTTTATATCTGTAGTTATCAGAATCATCAATAGAATCACTTGGAAGTGGCTCAGGAGGCTCTATTGGATGAACTGGAGTATGAGGATCAATCCAATTAATACATTTCTTTTGTAATGCTTCCAATAGCTTAGTACCAATAGTTGACTGAAGTTCTACATCCTGAGCCAACTTAATTGCTGATTGAAGATACTTGCCAGAAACATTATTATCTAAGTTAGATTCAGATTTGATATAATCTTCACTAATTAGAAGTACATTTCTAAAATCCATTTGTTCCATATTATTCAACTATTTTAGAATCAGCTGTATCTAAGCTAAATGGTGTAATTGTGATAGAATTCTTCATACCAAAGATTTTGTCAAATGTATCACAAATCTCTTTTTGCATAGGTTTAATCATCGTTCTATTATAGAGTTTAAATGATGAATTAAACTCTTGCTCATTAAATCCAGTAGAATCAGAGTTTATTCCAAATAAGTTAGGATTAGCTCTAAATGCGCAGAATATCTGTTCTCTTGTCCTATCAGATAAAGCACTATATTTCTCATCAAAATCATCAGAGTCTAAACGTTCAATAGTAGTCTTATTTGTTTCATCATCATTATATGAAATAAGAACTCTACCAGCATTTTGAAATCCTGAGAATTTCTCATTAATATTCATCTCAATCTCTTCTTTAACTTCGTCTGTAGGCTGTCCATTATTAAAGTTAATGATAAGATTGCCCATAAATCCGTTATGAAGAGAATTTAGATGGAACTCATTAATATTCTTCTCAGTTTCGCAAGATAAGATAGCTGCACCATAAACAGGGACTGGATATACCTTTCTTGTTATATAGCCCTTATTATAAACAACGCTTGTAGGATTATCGTCTGAATAATTAAATTTTGGATATTTGATAGCTTTAATAGACCAAGCAGACCAATCATCGGCATAATAGAATACTTCATTCTTTTCATCAGAACGAATCTTCATAAAGTCAAGATGATATATTTCTGAAACTCTACCTAACATATCTCTAATTATTTGTAAAGCATATCCTCCAAAAATCATCTTATCTTTAGATACTTTACGCATAATATCCATAATAGTCTCACCTTTCTTATTTACAGTTACTTCAAATCCTGGTGCATTACATATAACATCATTACCAACAATAAAGTCAGCAGTCCCATTAATGATAGATTGAAGAGTAGCTACATTTAAATATAGATCCCATAAATATACAGGATAGCGATTATCTTCACCCCAAGAAATATAGTCCTTACCTCTAACTTTACCTTCTACTGGCAATACGATGTTTGATACAATTACTGGATCAATTGCACTTAATTGTACTTTTGTTTTATTTTCGCTCATAAGCCGTATATTTATTTTGTTTATCGTATTGGTATTTATTATTCTGATAATCTCCAACTCTTATTAGTCCTGAACTCAATACAGGTATAGGTTTACCAGCAACTAATATCTGTGTTCCTGTAGTAAGAGTATTTTCATAAGTTACCAGAATAACTGGATTACCATATAGCTCTGACTGCATAGGATTATTTACATCTACAATTACTTCAAGTTTATTTGGATTACTAAACAGAATATACTGATATTCACCATCAGGCATATCATCAGATAATGTAATATCAAACTTATAGTAGATATTTTCAGCATAATTCTGATTTTCAAGGTCAAATAAATAAACTTCTTTTGTAATCGTATTCTGCATTAACAAAGTATAGTTCATATTTTGCAATGGTTTTACGTTAATTTACATATCTTTTTCTTAAAATATAAAAGACTATGTATATGTATTAACATAAAAATAGGGAGAATAGAATCTCCCTAAATTTACTATGCAGAAGCTAATGTCCAGTTCTTAGATGTAGCTAAAGCTTTTTGCTCTTCTGTAATAGTATTAAAGATAGTAGAATGGAATGTTATAGTTTGAGGATCTTTACCAGTTAAGTCAAGAACTCCATTAATAATATCTGTTATTGATTCGCTATTTAATGCTCTAAAATTAAATAAACTAAAACTTTTATCTGCACCTTCAATGCCTCCAAAATATGTAACATAACTATTTGCTGTACCACAAATAGCAGTATTACCTAAATTTCCAGATAAAGTAGCATTTGTTAATTTAATTTTCTCAACTCTAGTAATATAATCATAACTACTACTAAAATAGTAATATAAACTTAATTGCCCATTAACTACTTCAACTTCAGGAATAATGCCATTTTCATTATTAGTTGAATAAAAAAAGAATTGCAAACTTGTAGTACCATCTTCCTGTATATTAGTTATTTTTACTGAACTTGGAATACTTGTAGCTGAAAAAAATGTACGAGTTGAATACCCTCAGCTTGGACTATATTGATTAACTAACTCTATATTTCCTATAGTTCCTTTAAAATAAGAAAATGAATAGCTATTGCTTGCATCAAATTTTATATTATCAATTTTTACGTTAGTAGCATTTTCAAATGCATAGTCTCCAGAATAGATAGTATCTAAGTTAATTTTATTTGATATATCAATAGGTTCTGGAAACTTAGCATCTCTAAAGAACGAAGGCATATTATTTGGAAGAGTATATTCAATATTACTATATTGTTCTACAGTAGTAGTAGCATTAGCAAATGTAAGTCCATAATCATTCAAATTAACCTTACCTCCTCCAGATATTTCTCCAATCTTTTCTGCATAACTTCTAAAGGTTGCAGTATCCTCAACAGCTGCATCTTTAATAGCACTCTTAGTGCCTTCAAGATACTCTAATTTATCACTTATAGTATTTGCCATATTAGATTACCTCACCATTAATTGTATCAAGAGTAGTTGAGATAGTTCCGATTTGTGCCTGTAAAGCTTGAATAGCAGCTTCTAATTCTGAAACCTTAGCATTATATACTTCTAATGTTACATAATTAGATAGTTCCGATTTGTCTGCTTTATTTGCATCTAATGCCCCAACTTCCTTATCTAATGCATCAATCTTTAGTTCATCCTCTTCTTGCTTGCTTTCAATAGCTGTAATCTTAGAAGAATTGTTTCCAACTTCACTTTCAACAGATGCAAGTTCTTCTTTAGTAGCAAAATCCTCAGTACTTGGAATATCTGATTTGAGAGCATAGTTAGAAAGATCAATAGATAGATGTAAATCTTCACCCTCTCTATTAAATGACATAGGAGAGTTTACTTGAAATACCTCCATCTTAGATGTTTCTAATTCAGTAATATCATTCTTAATTGGCTCTAACTTAGGTTCAAGTATAACATCCAACTGAGAATTAATTTGCTCATCAATTATTTCAACAGCCTTATCTTCGGAAATGTAATTACCTTTAGGTTGAAATCTCGCATCTGCTTCAATCTTTGTATAAGAACCAACTGGAAGCTGAGCTGTCTCAATACCACATTTCTTACTAACATAGAAGGTCTGAGTATTCTTAGTATTCTTTAATATAATCATAGTTTTATTATTTAAGAGATTCTTCAATAGCCTTCTCAGCTTGTTCTTTATAAACCCTGTCTTGTTCCAGAGATATTTCTCTTAGATGAGTTAAATCGCAATCTAATGGACAAATACACTCTTTAAATGAGTTATACCCTTTAATATCCATTTCGTCTTTATAGTTAGTCAGAAGCATACTATCTTCAGGCTTAACTACTTGATACTTTTCTTTAATTTCAACTTTCATATTAGTATGTTACTGACCAGCCTTTACTGGTGATTTGTGATTTTTGTTCCTCTGTTAATGAATTGTAAACAGTTTCATTCAACTGAATTATTAAGTTATTATCTGTAGGATATAACCCATTTATAATATTATCTACAGACTGAGTAGTTAATGCAGGTAATTGAGATAAATCTAAGTTAAAATCACTAGACTTTCCAATATTTAAAAAACCTCCCATATCAGTTAAATAGTTAAAAGGACCTGATGCAAATATATTCCTATAATCCTGTCACTTTTCTGCATCGTATTGTGGTACTGATTCTAAAGATATACAACCTCTAAACATATAGTCTGTGGTTAATGCATTACTCGTATTTATATTTGGTGCGTTTTTTAAAGCACTACAACCACTAAACATATAATGATATACATTAGCTATCTGATTATTAATATCTGGCACAGAAACTAAAGAGGAGCAGTTTTGAAACATTTGACTAAATTGAGTAAATCCAGACAATATATCAGGAACAATTTTTAAGTTACTACACCCATAAAATAAACCATTACCATTATTAATGTTTGCATTTGAAAAATAGGTCATATCGGATACATCCTCAATAGAAGTGCTTTCGAATATACTATTATTACCTTTATACCAACTATTTACTGTACTTGCATCGCAATCAGTAATTTCATCTTGTCCAGGAAACAGATTATCTATAACTAACTGTTTAAACTCCAAACTTTTAAATACTATTGGAGTACAAATATTACTAGGCCAGACTTTGGTACTGCCCACATAAATGGCAGTACCTTGTCTGTTACCTACATAAAAAGCTTTTAAATTATCTCGAATATTCATATTACTCTACAATTAAATATTGAGTATTTGGATCTTTACTTGAAATAGCATCATATTCAGACTGAGTTACCACAAGAATAGTATGAACTTGTGGTTGAGTTCCACTTCCATAAGTAACTGGATTAGAAACACTCTCAATATCTATATTTCCACTACCTAACAAGCTTTCTCCATTAACTGTCTTGATATTCGTACCACTAACTAATTGTTCCTGATAATTATGGTAACTCTTATCTACAGAAACTCCAGTTGGAGTAATCTGAGCAGTAACTAAAGTATGATTAGTTGTACCAGATTCAAAATGGAATGTAGCTTGAATATTAGAACCACTGGCAAATACTACTTCTGGAGTACATAAATCATTATAACCCAGAATATTGACATAATATAGATTAAATGGAGTTTTATTACTAATTGCATTAAATACAGCATTAAAGTCTCCACTTAAATGAGTCGTATCATTTATAACTAAATAAGGAATAGATGAACCTCCATCTATAACTATATTACCTTCTCCTAATATATCTTGGTCATTAATAGTCTTAATATTTGTTCCAGATACTAGTTTCTCTTGGTAGTCAAATGTTAAATCTTGAGTAGTTACAGATGTAGAGCTAATTGTTGCTATATGCAGTCTATGTATTCCAGAAGCTTCTGAATGAAAAGCTGCACTAATATTAGCACCTGAGATACCAAACATTTCAGCAGCTATAAAGTAGAAACTTAACTCTCCATATAAATATATATTGCAGGGTTTATTTTCTTGAATACTCTTATATACTGCGTCAAAGTCTCCATAAGCAATTCTACTTGGATAGATTACTAAATAAGGTATTTCTGCATCAATAGTAATATTTCCCTCTCCAAGTAAAGATTCATTATTGATAGTCTTGATGTTAGTGCCACTAACAAGAGTATCTTGTTTAGTAGCTATCTCTTTATCAAGAGAATCAATCTTTTCGCCATTCTCTGCAACTGTACTCTTTAAAGTACTAATATCTGTACTATTAGTAGCTACTTCTCCAGATAAAGATTCAACTGTAGTAGAATCGGCTTTAAGAGCTAATTGTTCATCTACATATTGCTTATCTGCTTTATTTGCTAAATCTCCAGATACTTCAGCTTCAGTTACAAACTGGGAATCATTCTCTAATTCACTAACTTTAGTTGGAAGTTCACTCTTTAAAGCATAAGTAGATAAATCTACAGATAATTGGGATTTATCTTCATTAAAAGCTAATGGAGCTTGTGGAGTAAATACTCCTTGTTTTTCCTCAAGTTTGGCATCTACTTCTTCTTTAGTATATCCTTTATTAGTAAGATCAACCTCAGTAACTTTAACAGTCATATTACCATTATTTACTAAGATTGCATTAATAACTACTAATACACCATTATCTTGGAAATAATAACCATATAAATCAATAGTTTCAGGATGTTCAATAGTTGCAACAGGAATAACTATAATATCACCTTTATATGTAATCTGGCAGAATAAATAGAAGTCCAGATTAGTTCTAATAAAGTCATAGATATGTTTCTGTCTTACAGGATCATTCTCATCTAAATTAAGTAAGAAATGATTCTCAAAAGCAGAGATTACATTATCTATAATAGATATATTCTTTCCTGCTGTAAGCGTTTCCTGTTTTGAAGCTATCTCTTTATTAATAGCTGTATTTAAAGCATCAATTTCAGCTTTGGTATATTTATCTGTTAATTGTGCATATAGAGGACCATTAACCATACCAGCTTGATTAGTCTCTGTATTATATATTGGAAGTTCAACTGCTTCTCCAGTTTGATTACCAAATACAGGAGCTAAAGTAACTTTAGATGGGACTGATTGAATATTAATGGCAGGTACTATTGAAGCTGCTCCAGATAATTCAGTTCCATTTAAAGATGGTTTGTTACGAATAGTATTATAATCTGCAGAAACAGTATTCTCTTCAATTACTATACCATCACCTTGGTTTAATTTATTCTGTTTAGAATTTAATGCACTTTCAGTAGCTTCTTTTGTAAGATAATTATCTTCAACTCATTTTTCAGTAGCATATCCATCTAAGCTGCTAATAAACCCACTATCATTAGTTAATTGTGAAGTCTTTGTAGGTATCTCAGATTTATCGGCTTTATTGGCAACTGCATCTGAAATTTCAGTTGTAACCTCTTCTTTAGTTGGATAATCAGCTAATCGTTCAGTTATCTGATTATCAATATTTTCAGCACTTGGAATAGTACTCTTTATTTGCTCTAACTCAGAATTAATAGTAACAATATCTTCAGATGACGCTAATCCCAACTCTTCTGAAGTCATATTACCATTTAACTCAATACTATTGATCTCAGGTTTATCCTGAAGATCAAAATAGCTATTAGTAGCTAACTGAGAACCATCCATAACCTTAACTTCATCATCCTTGTCAATAACAATAACTTTAGTCACATTTGACTTATCTATTGTTTCAACTTCAAGGACATTAAGATAAGGAAGAATTGTCTTTTCAGTTTCGTTTGCCATATTATTTATTTTTATAAGATTCCTCTTGTTCTTTTAAATATCTTTCATTTGTTTCTGCATCAATAACCCTATAAATAGATATATCAAAGGTTAAAGGGCAATATAAAATAGTTGATGCACTATACTCTTTAATATCATCACCTTCTTTATATGAGGTGATAAAATATCCTTCATCAGAGTATAACTTTATAAATATGCTAGTCTCAATATGTAAATGTTCCATTATGCTAATATCCAGTTTTTATTAGTAGCTATTGCTTTCTGTTCATCTGATAATTTTGCCAGATTGGTAGCTCCTAATGTTAAAGTTTTGCTATTCTCCCCTGTTAAATCAACTAATGCATTAATAACAGACATTAAAGAATCAGTAGTAAGATTGGTACTTGCTGATAGATATAATCCTGCTCTAAGTTCACCGTTTACTGTAATATTAGTAATTCCACTACATTTTGAAAATATAGGATTTATTGAACTTTCTTGAGATGTGTATGATGGAATGTTTAATGTTACATCTGTTAATCTAATGCAATCTCCAAACATATTAGTAGTAGTTACTAATTTAGGAGCGTCTAAATTAAGTGTTTTCAGGCTATTATATCCAGATAAGGTACCTCTGCTAAACATATTAGACCCATCTGTTAATTCAGGCATTGGAATAGTGAATGATGTTAAATCAGCACATTCTGTAAACATATATCTGCCATCTTCTAATTTAGGCAATTGCATAGTGAACTCCTTAATTTTTGATCTTTGACATTTATATCTTCCATCAACTAAATTTTCTCAACCTACAACATTTGCAGGAACAGATGTTCCCGTAAACCTATATAAATTAACTACAGCTTGTGTAATATCATAGGTATTCATTGGATTCGTAACATTAACAGTTACATCAATAAACTCCATATAATCATATCCATCTGCAGGATGAATCATTGTAGTTCCATTCTCTGTAATAGTAACTTCTCTATGCTCCTCAACTGGAATCTCCACATCTACTTCAATACTTGATAAACCTTGATAGCCAGCATCAGGTTTAACTTCAGTCATTGATAGGTTTTTATCTATTGTTATATGTTTCTCTTGTAAAGTTGGAGTTGGTACTGGAACATTTATTTGTGCAGAAACCTTCTCCATAACATCATAGTCTGGATCAGGTAAAATATCTATTAATCCGTTAGATGTAATTGTAATCTCTTTAGTAGCTTGTACTGTAGGAACAACAACATCAACAGATACATTTACTTTCGACATACCATCATAACCCTCATCTGGAGTTACAACGAACTCAGCATTCTGAGTATATTCTACAGACTTCTCCTGTAATTTACATTCTTGAGCAGCTAAAGCTTCAATATCTCTTGAAGTTGTATTCTTTGCTACTTCTGGTGTTGTATATTTAATAGCCATTTTCTATAAAATATAAATAGTTAATTATCTGTCCATAAACAAAATAAGGGGCAAGTAAATTAATACTCGCCCCTCTTCTGTTGTTAAGCACCTACAACACTTTGAATAGCTTCAGCACTCAACTCATAAGGATATGATTCAGAGTCAGTAGCTAAAGTCAGCGTATAAGCGTTCTGATCACCTTTTGCAGTACCAGTAACACCCGTACCAGCGGAAGCGCTTACATAGTCATCTTTTCCTAAGAACCAGTATTTGCCATTAGAATCTTCTACAACAACTACAAGTTGTCCAATAGAAAGAGCAGCAATCTCGATTCTTTTCTTAGTCTCCATCTTTGTAAATACAAGAGCAAGCTCATTACTTACATAGTTGGTTCCTGCAGTTTCGTCAACGTTCAATGTTGAGGTTAGAGAACCAGTACCTTTGCGGAATTGGTAATTATACCATTTAGCATCTGATTCAAGAGTAATAGCTGAGATTTGATTAGTCTCATCATCTACAGTTACACTCTTAACATTATCGTACTGAGTAATTCATACCTGTTTGATACCACCAAGCGAAGATTCGCAATCCAGGGTAATACCAGCGATAGTTATTAAACAAGCCATATAATTTCAATCTTATTTAAAGTTAAACTCTATTGAAATTAGGCTTTGGCACCAAGAACTACCTCATCAGGGAATGCAACCTGTACACCAGCGTTAAATTCAATAGCTAATCTAAATTCGCGGAAATCTTGTGAATACCACAATTCAAACTTCTCTTCATCGTTCATCATATCGCAACCATAGAAGAAGTTCTTATCTAACTGACCAGCAACAATCTTATCAGTTCCATTAAGACCATTAACAGCGATTACTTTAACCTGCGAACCAGGAAGCATAATCTCACCATTAAGATTCTCACCACTATAGTGGTAGTAGTTCTTAGCAACTAACTCCTGGATAAATTTACGGAAAGTATCACTGCCAACTAAGATAGAAGCACCATCCAGAACCTTCTCAGGAATAGCGTTATAAACAGCCATAATGTCATCATAAGCAGATGCTCCAGTAATTACTACATCAACAACCCCATCAGCAGCACCAAGGATCTTTAACAGACCATCAAAATACTTCAGGTTATTTGTTTCAGAAGCAGTATCACCCTGCCAAATAGCAGTCTCAATAGCAGCCTTAACATTCTCAACTACTGCATTTACGAAATCCTCTTCAAAAGGAAGCGTCTTCTGACCAGCAGCTACTCGTACTTGATACTGAGTCCAGTATTTAAGCATCTCTTTATCACAATATGCCATATTGATCTTAATATTACCAGTAGCTAGAATTCTCTGAGAAAGAGTCTGAGTTCCAGCTTCATCCCAACCACAAGCTAGGCCATCGCCAAACTGAATAGCAGTTGATAACAGGTTAAGAGCAGCACTAGTTTTGATGTCAGTTTGAAGATTGAACAACGAAGCACTCTTAGCCTTTAATACAGCCTCTTTAATAAGAGGAAGACGTCTCTGCTCTACATAAGCAGTAAGACTAGTCATTACAGGACTATTTGCCATAATTTTATAAATAATTTAATAATTAACCAATAAAGTTTTTAAGCTTTTTATCAATAACAGGATTGCCAGTCATTATTGAAGCTTTACCTTCTATCTGTTCCTCAGCTGAAAATGCAGCACTCATTTTGCTCATCTTTTCAACCGTCTTTTCTGTAGCTTCAGATTTACCCTCTAATTCAGCTACTTTCTTAACAAGCTTATCAACAATGTCATAAAGCTCATTAATTTCGCGATGAATTGCATCAATTGCATCAGTTACAGTTTCTTTATCTCCATCAGTAGCTACTTCAGGATCAACTGGCTCTTCAGCAGTTTCTACCTTGCGTTTTCCACAAGCAGCATCAACTTCTGCTTTAGCTGCTTCTTCTGGATCAACCTCAGCTTTAGGATCAGTTACAGACTCTACTTTACCGTCTTTAACAACAATCGTCTTTCCATCCTCAGTTACATACTCACCATCCTCAGCAGGTTTGTATTCTCCGTTCTCATCCTGAACATATACATCCATACCAGCGCGTAAGTCTTCATCTGAATCCCAAGTAAGTACTGCCTTATCAGTTTTAATATCACTGAACTTTGCAAGCATTTTAGCCAATTCAAGCTTGATTCTTGTGAATTTGCTCATTTAATTAATAATTTTAATGTTTAACTCTTTTTATCTTCTTAATCATATTAAGGATCTCTTTTATTTCGTCATATTCATCAGACTTTCTCTCTAAAGTAAATAAACCTTCAATTGAGAACCCTTTAAACTTACCAGCTTTAATTGCATCCCAAATAACTTGATTATCTACTTTATAAGTGGCAAATAAAGAACCATCAGGAACATCCTGGAATTCAACTGGAGATATTCCTCTATTAATATCCTTTACATAGATTTCTTGTAGAGTAATTCCATTTAAATCAGAATCTTCTAAATGTTCAATATTTACATCTGTAGTTCTCTTATCATACAGCATCTTCTCTGCCATTTTACGAAGAGTTTCCTTATCATACTGTATGTAGTATTCTCCGAGTTTCTCATCTCGTCTGAAAATTGGAGTATCACTTAACATTAAGCAAGATGTTACTAAATGCTTATCTTCATCCATCGAGAACTTCTGAGAATTACTAAAAGCAACCCAGTTAACTTGTGTAGCTGGTTTGCTTGTTAAAGCAACATATTCTATTCCATCACAATCATCAGTAATCACTGCCTGAAATAATGGAAGATCATTATAAGTAATTTCCATTTTTATTAATATATAGCACTTTATAAATTTGTAATATTTTTAGAATATCTAATGTAACCTTTTTACTCATATTTTGTAGTTAATAAGAATAAAAAAGTTACATTAAACATTTCTAGAATGAAGCATTAGATTCAGTAACTGCTACCTTAGTTTGAGCTGAAGTAATATCAGATTCAACAACATAACACTTAACTGGATTATTAAGTTCATCAGTCTCTTTATTTCCAAGTAAGTTTCGAGTATACTCAACAGGAGCTTGTGTGAGTGCAGATGGTGCTGCTGTTGCAGCTTCACTGCTAGCTCCTCCAGAAGAAGGCAATTGTTCATTCTGGATAGCCTTAACATTAGCAAGACCTGCAATAACTGCTGTAGCTGCTGCAATAGGTGCCAGAATAGGACCAACAAACGGAATACCTACCATAGACTTATATGCAGATTGAGCAGATGAAATCGTATCAATAATAGCTTGAGTAGTAGCTAATGCTTTATAAGCTTTAAATGATCTTTCTCTTTGTTTCTCAGATTTAGAATCATCACTTGCTTCTTGTTTAAATACATTTGCTAAAGCTCCAGATAAAGATGATGCAACATTCATTGTAGCTTGTATAGCTTGCTGTTTCTTTGCTTGTCTATCTTTAAATGCTTGTAAATCTGCTTCTTCTCGCTCATTTCTAGCTTGGTCTATTGCAATGTTATTTGCTTCCTGTTGAAGTTTAATAGCCTGAGATTGATTTGCATACTCCTGTTCTGTAATAAGCTTATTGTTATACTGCTCATTAAGAATCTGCTGTTGCTGATTCATCAACTCATTCTCTCTATCAATTCTTTCTTTAGTGAGATTATAGATTTGCTCATTATATGCAATAGTGTCTTGGAATTGTTTATTTACATCTTCTCCAGACTGATAGAAATCAGTAGAACGAAATTGTCTAACTTGAGTTTCATAACTTCCAGACATTCCTGCATTTAAAGCAGCTTCTTTATTTGCAAATAACTGAGACTCTCTAGATTGCATCTCTTGTAAAGCTGCAAGTCTATTTTCTAAATCAGTACGATAACGTTCATTATTGTTATCTAACCATTCTTTATCATAGGCATCATTTATTTGCTTTAATCTCTTTCTATATTCCTCAACTGTTATAAGCTCTTTATCTTTAGCTGTTTTAAGAGCATCTAATTGATTTTGATATTTGGTATTTAATTCATCTAACTCTCTAGCTTCATCATCTAATAGCAGTTTTCTATTCTCTTCATAGAAATCATTGATAACCTTCAGTAAATCAGCGTTACGTTTCTTTGCATCTTCAATATTCTTTAGATAGTTAGCCTTAGCCTCTTCTCTGGCTTTACGCTCTGCAGAGATTTCCATCAGTTTAATCTTTTCATAAGTTTCTGAAGTTTTCTGCATTAAACTATTTCTCTTCTCTATATATGCATTGTAGATACCAGAAGCTTCGTCGTAAGCAGCTCTTTGATCATCATTTAACTTACTTAAAAAGAAATCAACTTCATTAGAACTAGTTTTTAATCCTCATTGTATAGCTTGTGAATACTCCTCCCAAGTGTCATATCCAGATTTCTTAAACTCTTTTCTGAAGTATTTATTACTCTTAAGTATATCTGTAAATGAATCATTATATGCTTTAGTTACACTTCCAAATTGCTGGAATAATTTAGCATCTAATTCACCTAATGCTTGAGCATAATCCTTTCAGATTTGTATTTCATTCTTTTTACCTTCAGCTAAATCTCTTTCTCTCTGTCTTTCTAATCCTGCAATTTCTGTATTAGCTTGTGCATAGCTAGTTCCTCATTGGTCTGTTATGTCTTTTAACCCTGAAATACTAATTTTTAAATCATCAACTCCAGATGCTGCTTTGATTGCAAAGTCTACTAACATTCCTAATGCTACTACTAATGCTCCAATACCTGTTGATATAATAGCAGTTCGTAGCACTCCCATCGCAACAGATAAACCTCCAGTAGCAGTCGTAGCACCAGCCATCGCAACAGATAAAGCCTTAAATGATTTTACTCCATTAAGAATACCTTCACCTAAACCCTTTAATCCTCCAATTCCTTGAACTATAGCAATAGCTGCTTGAAGCTTAACCATAGTTTTCTGGAGATTCTCTGTATCTCTTCCAAATAAAGTAAATGCAGCACTTACAGCCGAAACTCCACCTGCAAGACCGCCAGCTACTTGGTTAATACTATCAAAAGCTTTAACTGCATTTACAGTCTTACCTTGCATAGATTCAGTAGCTACATTAAGCTTGTTTTGTGCACTTACAAGCTCTTCAAGTTTTTTGGAATAGTCAGAACTACCAATTTCCAATGATTCAAGTTCGTCAGTCAAGCCAGCTACTTGTTCTCGTAGCTGCTTGATTGACTTTGTACTTTTAGTAGTATCTATATCTATTACCTTTTTAATTTCTTCAGCCATATTTAAATAGTAATATTTTTAATAGTATCTGCATTTAAAGTAAGTTCTTCCTCATATTTAACAACACTTGATAATTGTACTTCAAAATGGAATGGAACTCCTTTTTGAACATATAAATAGTACTCTCCAGTTGTTGCATCACAATATGTACTATCTACAAAGTTGTCATTATCTACATAGATATAAGGTTGTACATCTAATACTTTACCATCTGCATCTGTTACTTTTCCAGAAAGCTTTACTGATTTAGATGGATCAGGAGTTTGATAAAAATATACTTGTCCTAATCTTTCATAAATATCAGATTGAGCTACTAAACTTAAATAGAAGTTATCTTCAATATATTTAGGATTTTCATTATATTCAATAGTCATAGTACTAATTCCAGGTAATCCTTCCATTGGTGAAATATTTGTAATCTTCAAATTATTATACCAACTAACTTTCCAAGGAACATTAGATTCTATAGTTACAACTTTACTTCCAGCTTCATACCCTACAGTAACTTCTGGGTCACTTACTTCTATGTATTTACCTAAAGTAGATACTCCTCCTATATAATTATTGATGTCTTGAACTCTTATAAATTCACATCTGGTAGTTGCATCAGAATTAACATCATAAGCATCTATTTTATTTAATACCCAATAACTATCTTCAAAATAATAAAATTGTCTTAACATATCAAAGTTTACTTGTAAATCATTTAATTTTACAAAACAAGTAACTTTCTTAGTATTAACATCAAATTGATCAGTATAGAACTCTTTCCAGAATTGAGAATAAATAACACTTTGTTCTGGATATGCAATTTTATCTATATAAATTTCTCTTGGTAATCCAAAATCCCAACTAGATATTACATAATTACTTGATATATTATATCTTATGAATTGTGGTAAAGAGGTTCTTTTAATTGCAATCTTAGCACCAGCTTCATTAGTTTCTCTAGTAGTATATAAATAGCAAGGTTCAGAATCATTTAATACAGACATTTCTGTAACATCATCAGTAATCCAATATGTAATAGGATTTCCATCAATATCTTTCATCTCTACATTGCCATTATAGAACAGTAATGTCGATTTAATTTCTTCTAAACTTTGCTCATCATTATCTAATGAATAGAAACAAGTCTTTGCAAATATATCATTACCAGGAACATCCCACCACTCTGTAGTCTTAGATGAATCAATGAAATTTACTCCATAAAGATCCTGATCGTTTGTTTTTCTTTCAGTAGATGTAGAATGGAATAATTGATAAGTAATATTATCATTTAAGAAGCAAGGAACAGGTGAACTTGAACTATTAAAATAGTTTCTATAATACTTATCTACATCTCTTGCAGATATTACATTTTCATATAAGTTATCTGAGTATAAATCTGTATTATCACTATTAAAATTATATCCTGTATCTAATCTCTGTTGCCCATAAGTTATATCATACTGTTTATTATATTTCTTTGCATAATACGTCTCAGGAGCTTCTTGTTTCATAGTATATCACTTCTTATCAAATAATAATGGATTAACTGAAAAATCTTTTGAATAATCAATTCGTTTAGACCAATCTGTTATCTTATTTTTAAAGAAGTTGTTTCTGGTAAATATTCTAATGGTTTTGGAATCTATATCTTTAATAAAATATAATCCAAACATTTTAGCATAGCTAAGTAAATAATCCGCAGGTGTAGATTCTGTCTTTAAAAGCTTCTGCTTAGTAATAAGAGCATCAGATGTTACAGCCGATGGCCAACTTGCAATTAATGTATATTGATCTGAATCATATAAAAATTCAGATCATCCTGCTACTCTTGATGCAGTAACATTATTTGGGTTCATATTATCTGAAATCCATAAAGCATCTTGATTATAGAGACTTTCTGTTCTTCTGGCAAATTGAATTGACACCCTTATCTTATTTACTTTTGGCATATCTTTAACTACAAATCTAAAGGTATTGCTTCCCGTATCACTTTTAAAATAGTACCTCTGCCCACTATCTTTAACAAAATGGCCATAAATAGCCTCAACAGGAGCATCAGTAAGAGGATAATAATTAAACCAAGTAGATGGTCCAGCTTGAACTTGAGTATTAATCTTATTTGTAAAATTATACAATGGAGAATATGCTATAGGTTTAGATGGAACAGATTCATCATCGGCATTATATACAAGTATCTGAACAGTTAAAGATGTTCTATACGGATCATTATGATACTCAGTATTTCCCATTTTTCCATTGCGTACATATGATAAATAAAGATTATTTGCAGAGGAACTAGCATTAGCATTGAAGAACACCTGAAAATCCATTGAGATATTTACTAAAGTATTAGCAGGTGTTGCAGATAAATCAATAATATTTCCTTCTCCAGGAACTATTACCTCGCTGCCATCAACAGAAGTATATCCTCAATTATATGAAGTTGTTGTTCCTCCAGGTTTTAATCCTACCCACCAGTTATCTGCTCCATATTTAATAAGCTTTGCGTTCTCTTTAATAGAATCTGATTCTTCATCTTCACTACTTCCAAGCAAGGGAAGAGCTACAAATGATTTACTCCAATAAGGATTTGCATAATTAAAGAAGTAATCATCAAATATTACATCATATCCAGAATTCTCTTTTCTACAAATAGTTTCTATAAGCTTAGAAAGTTTTAACACTGGTCTTTGCATATAACTGCGTAAGTCTCTTATTTCCCATTCTGTATAAGCTCTATTTAATTGTGCTAAAGCATAACCATTATATGGAGTATATGTTGTTCCTCCATCGCTTGCAGATTTGGGAAATAGAGTGTCTCCTGCTGTATTTATTAAACAAGTTTCATTGTCAAAATTCTCATATAAACCATTATATGCAGGAATAAATCCAACAAAGCTATCTAATGTAGTAAAGTCGCTATTCCAATAATTATTAAATGATTTATTTACAAAATCTTTATTAATATAAAAATCCATTTCAGTATCAGCAGGTAAAACATTACCTTCCTCATCTGTAATAAAGTATTGTAAATCAGCAAGAGTTCTTAATGATCCATCTTCTTTATATTTAAGCCCATAGAAGAAATCTCCTAAGCCTCCATATAAAGTAATGTTATATGTAATGACCTTCTGTTTAATTTGTATGGTATTTAATTGCATATAACCAGATTCTATTAAATCTCCATTATCATAGATTCCAAAACCAACTCGTTTTGAAGGATTGAAATTAATACCGCTAAACTGACCGTCTTCAATATGTTGTAATCTATCTAATTTATAGATTTCTCCAAATATCTTATTATTATTTTTGGTACCAGGTATAGAAATCGTCTTACTAAACGAGTTCTTGACTATAGTGGGGTTTTGGAAATCCTCAACTGTATAAGTTATAGGAAGACTAATTCCCTCACTACAGTCAACCTCTTTATTTGCAATAAATAGTTTTATATTCTTTCTCATTTTATTTTCTATATTTATCTTGAGAACTTTGTACTTCTATAGTATAATAAAACATATTTTTACCCTGATTACTATATGTCTTATACTCACAACTATTATTAGTAATTATTACAGGAATAATCTTATTATCCTCCAGATTATGTAAATATACCATAGTAGATTCTAATAAATGGTGCATCTTTGATGCTTGAGTATTTGTAAGATAATTAGTATATAAAGTCCATTCTGGAACTATAGTGTTTAAATACTTATTTTTACTAAACTGAGAAGTGGTATTTAATACCTTTCTTACATAAGTCTGAGATTCAATTTGATCCGTTTGTTTAACATTACCTTGTACTAATAAACTATCCCATCCTCCATAAGCATTAGTATAATATAATACATAATTCTTATTAGTAGTATCAATCTGATAATTAATAGTTGTAGTAAAAGAGCCAGATTCAACAAATCCTATTTCATATTTACTCTTGCATTCCAAAAGTAAATTACCTAAAGGTTCTGCATAAGTATAACCATTAATTCCTTGTCTTAATGTAATATCTACAGTAGTTGCTACTCCTTCAGGTGTAGTATAACGTCTATTAAGCACACCTTCACCAGTTGGGAATATCCAACTACATAATACATACTGTCTTGAATCAACTAAAGTGTCAATAGGATCACTTAAGAAATAAGGCTTAGTTAAATCTGTATCTTTATAAGACCAATCATTAAAGAATGTTACAGGCTTTTCACTACCGCTTGAAGTTATTAATGTAAAGGTTTTTAAATAGTTAGGTATAATTTCTGTCTTTCCAAAAGATGGAAATATAATGCCGTTATCTAAAAAGTCTTCAGATACATCATTAAGTAAAAATTGTACTCCTGTAGTATCAGGATATTTATAAGCTTTACCAGCATAAATAGTATCTCCTGCATAATCAAGATGATATTCTATAAAATCATTTAAAGTTTCCTCTTCTCATATATAATCTTTCCATATTGGAGATATATCTGCTTTAACCTCTTGTACAATATTAAATGAAGTATTTATAACACTAGAGCCATTTTTTACTACTGTAACTCCGACTGTTGCTTTTCTTGAAGCATTACCTGTATTTTCTGTAGCATCAAAATTGATACTTACAATATTCATACCTCCTGGAGTTCCTCTTTCTATTACTAACTCCATTTTACTTAACCAAGTCTGAGCATCTGCTGGAATTGCAAATACTACATCATCTAAATTATCTGAGCCTGTACCATCTATCTTATATCTTCCTGCTGTATATCCAATACTAACACTGGACTTTAAAGATAAAGAAGTAGCTAACTTAGTAATTGGAACTGTAGCATTTAATGTATATCCTCCAGAAGTTGTTGCAGTAACTAATGCAGCATAATTTTTAATACTGGTTGTAGCATTATCAGGAAAGCTAATATTAAAGGTATTTAATGCAGTATTTTTTCCTATTCCAATACTTCCTGGACAATTAATATCAAATTCAGTAATTGCTTCATCTGTTACTGTAGTTGACAATTGAAATTGTCCTGTAGTATTAGATGCAGCTCCATAAGTTCCAGATGATGGATTAACTATTAACTTCAAATCTTCTGGAATATCACTCTTTTCAATAGTAAAGCCATAACTATAAGAAATAAACTTATTAGTTTCATAATAAGCTCCTAATTGAATAGTTCCAGTAAGATTAGTATTTCATTGAGTATTAGCATCTACTGTAATCTTAAACTTAATAGAGCAGGAATCCCATTCTAATACCTCAACACTTACTAAAGCAGTAGCATTTACTACATCACAAGTTCATTTAATAATATCTGTTCTACTTAATATATATTCAACAGTATAAGTACCTCCAGTATTGGGCACTGTTATACTGCCATTTGCAGGATAATATCCAGGGGCTTTACTATGAAGATAAACTGGCATAGTATCTTCCAATAAAGCAGTAGTATGTCCTCTTGGATAGAATCTGAATATTGTAGAAGAGTCTGTTGTAATCGTTGAGGGATTTCTAAAGTTAATAGTACAACCACTTGTACTTGCATTAGAAATAGTAACATCTAATGGACCCTCTTCTGAATAGTCATCTCCTCATAACCAATAATCATATACTCCTGTAAGACCCCATCCTGGATTTTCCCATTTAACAGGATATGTTCCTGTACTTCTTGGTATTCCTAATTTACTTGGTATAAATGTCATTTTTAAAAGTCTTTAAATACATTATTAACTTGCGTTTCTAAATCTTTTGTAATTGCATCATCTAACAATGCAACAGCCGAAAGCTCATCTAAAGATTCTTCTAATATACGCTTTCCTTGTGTTCCTTGTAAATGAATCTTTCTTGCAACTAAGTATGCAAGTTGATCTGTAGATGGAAGTTTACCTCCATAAGGTCTTGGTAATACAGGTTTAGTTCTTACCCAATTCTTTATTTCACTAATAGGTGGAAATTTACCTGGAGATCTACCTTCTTCCAAATACTTTCAGTAATCTTGAATTTGTAAGCTGACTTCATAAGATCCATCTTGATCCTCAACAATATAGTTTAAAGTATTACCTAATGTACCTGTATCATCAGCATTATTCTGTAATAACTTCTGTCTATATATTGAAGTCAATTGACTTCCATATTGTCTTAGTACTCCTTCAAGATTAGGGAATTTTAAATCTTGACTTGTCATTTTTTATAAAATATATTGTTCTGAATATTAGTAGCTATACAAAAAAGCAAGGGAGATTTTTACTCCCTTGCAACTTTTTTATATTATCTTAGTACCAAATATGAGTAAAAAGGTTACAGTTAGTGTCTCCTCTTTCACTCTTCTATTTGTCTTTTTTCTTCATTTCCTTTATCTATTAGATAACATATAATATTAAGAAACTCTTGAATATACATATCATAGACTTGATGCCAATTTAATCTTGTAACTTCACTAACTCTGTCTATTCAACAAACCCAGTTCCATTTTGCACCAAACTCACTGTTTTCCGAGACTGAACGATCATCTTCCTTAATTGATACTTCTTCACTGGATCTTTCTCCTTCTTCAGCATCTTCTTCATCTCCCTTATTGAAGAGATTAGGGTACTGACTGTTAATGCTGCTAATAGATTGCAAAAAAAAACCATAATGTCATTTATGACAGTAATTGGAATTTTATCATATAACTTATCTGCCAATTCAATTAAATCATAGCCTTCATTATATTTCTTACCTTTTGGAATTAAGAAGCATAAAAAGATATATTTAAAATTCTTTTGGTAGTCTTTATAAAAGTTCTGAAAATCTATATATTGAGCAGCAGTCATCTGCCTAATATTTAATTGTACAGTATATTTATCTCCAGCAATAGTATATTCAGTTTCTGGAGCCTTAGCTTTGTATTTATTGATTATAAATTGAACTTTATTAAGTTCTACAGCTAGTTCATCTAACCCTATACTCAAAAGAGTATCTCTTGTTTTATCTGGATCATCTGAAAGTAATGCACATATCTCAATACTTCTATCTAAATCAGTCATCTTTGCATTACTGTTTATAAACTCCATTAGAGCTTCATATTGTTTAAGACTTACGTCTTCCCATTTAGTTGCTATATTCATTATTTAATTGCAATATTATAAGTTCCTTTATTTGTATTTAAAGCATCATAAGCTAACATTAAAGATATACAAGTATCATCATTAAATCCAGATGGAGCATTATATGATACATTTCCAGTCTTTGGATTATAACTGGCTTCATATAGTCTTAATTCATTTAATAGTTTATCATCCTTTAAAATACCAATCTTTTCATTTTCTAATGCAGCTTGTAGCTTATTTACAATAGCTGCCTTAGACTTATTAGTAGTTAAAAACTTAACTATCCGTAATTTAGGATTCCTTTTTACAAGAATATCATAAAACACTGAACCTATTGAGTTTTGTTCGACTTGAACTATCTTTATAAATCCCTGATACTCAGTAAATATATTTGTCAGTAAATCAACTTGTTCTGTTGGAGTTTTGTCGTTAAAATACTTTATAAAGACCATCTGCCCATTTTCATTTAAAGCTGTAATACAAGTATAGTCTTTACCAGAACCAGTAGCCCAGTCAACTCCAATATAAAGATTATGATATTCAGGTTTTTTATCAATTATGCAGTTAGATATATTATTAAAGAGACAACCATCATCATCTGCAAACTCCCCAAGATATTCAGTTCTAAATTTATTTTTAGAGGTTGTAAGGCGATACATTTCAAGTTTATCCTCACTCAATAGCATAGAGGTATCTTCTAATGCTCAATCAAAGGATTGATAATATTTGCTAAAATTGCCATCAAAGCCTTTTTTAAAGCATTCATAAAAGAATCCTTCTCTAAACCTTGGAGTACTAATTATAAGTATCGGAGCATTCCATACATCAGTGGTAGGCTTAATAATTTCAAATACTTCATCTTTAAGATAAGCTGCCTCATCAAGTACTAATAATCCACTAACGGAGAATCCTCGTAATGAATCCATTTGTTCTCCAGATCTAAATAGTATAGAACTGCCATTATTAAACTCTAATTCTAATAAGGTTTCATTCTTTCTTCTTAATATATCAGAGTCTATAACAGCTTGTACAAGTTCTTTAAATACCTTTCTAGATTGTCCAAGAGTTGGTTCAACTATACAATTAACACTCCCAGGATAATTTATAGCGAATCTCAATAATTCATTTTCTGCCAAGAACGATTTACCTACCTGCCTCTTTGCTTTAATTGTAAAGATTTTACCAGACCTATATGAGTCATTCATAGCAGTATGTACCTTTAATTGATAGATAAATGGGCTATATCCTTTATATATTTTTGTCATTGTTAATTGGATCTCCAAATTTAAACTGGACTTCATTATTCTGAATAGCTACAATAGTCTCAGGTTGATTTAATCCAAACATACTATTTATAGTCTTAATAATCTCATTTGCAGCTCTAATATCTCCCTTACTAATAGCAGTATCCAGTAATGATTCCAATCTTGATAATTGTATATGTCTAAGATTTTTTATAAGGTTATCATTCTTTTCAGCAATTATCTTATAAGCTTCTCCAATATATCTTGCAGCCGTTGATTGGCTTACATTATATTTACTTTGAAGTTCTTCACTTACTTTATTCCTTGACCATCCTTTGTTAAATAACCTTGCAGCATAAAGATATTTAGTCTTTACTTCGTCTATTTGTTCCTTTTCTACCTCTGCCTTTTTCGGTCTCCCTACTTTCTTCTTTATTTGCTCCTTCATCCTCAATAGTTTTTAGTTTTTCAACATATTCAAAGTAGTAAACTCCAAGTCTCTTTATAAGGTTAAGAACACAAGTTCCACAGTTTATATTCATTTTATATGGCTGCTCTATTAGTTCCTCATAAATAGCTCTCATCCTTTCAGTATCTTCTTTTTGGATGTTACGACAATAGTTAGCTCTAACAGCACATTTAAACCTATTATCGAATTTACTTAAATATTCATACTGTTCTTTTGTTAATTCTTTCATTTTTATTTAAAATATATTATTTTTAATCCAAGTATTTATAAACTATATCTATTAGTTTGGTAATCATATCTTTAATTAGAATCATACAATCCTTTATAACTGGAGTCATAAATGCAATTAAAGCAATATATGCAATCATTAAGAAGCTTAATTGTCCAGTTACTAAGATATATAGTAAACTTGCCCACCAAGTGCAGCATAGAGAACATCCAAATAAAGGTATAGACCAATCAGTATATTTAACTCCAGGATATAGTTTACTTCATACCCATCTATTTGCCTTGTCCATAGCTCCAGATAAATCAATGCAGAAGACAAGAATAATAGCTATAAAAAGTATGCTTAACATAATCTCTCTCTTATTTGTTTAATAAATCTCTGAATAGTCGTATGACTAATTCCCAGAATCTTCCCAACTTCTCTATAACTTCGATATTCAGCATATAAGATAATTATAGTCTTATCTGCTCTATTTAATGCCTCTCATTTCGGATAAATTGCAAGTAATCTATCATCCATCTCTGTAAAGGTATCTATTTCAAAGTTATACTCAATTAATAAATCATCAATATTAATCTTCTGCTTCATTTAACCAATCCTCTAAATTATCCGTTTGTTGTTCTAATGGCTCTTTAAATATTTCATAGTACTTTTTATATTGGTAATAGTATCTACTATTCTTAGAAAACCAATTATTCTTAAATACTCTTGTAATCCAATACTTCAGCTCATTCTTACTATCTAATGACTGAAGCTTGGAATTAGATGTTTCCAGAAGTGCAATTAAACACATCTGGAAACAATCGTCATCCATCCCAAATTTAACCTTTAGTTCTAAGCAGAATTCATAATATTTGGTAAGTATTTCATTATTCGTCATTTCTTATATAATTACTAAAAGTTGTGTCTATTTCTAATTTAATTGCTTTCTTTAAAGATAACTCTGTTTTTAAAGAGTATTTATATTCTCCTCCAAAATCAGTTGTACTTCTTCCATATTTCATTGAATCTTTAATAAAAGCTCTTTTTACATCTTTATAAATATAAACTC